TTGATCTTATGAGTAATTCTTCAAAACCACTTGCGTCAACAGTATTGATGTTAAAATTAACATTTACAGGACTTCCATTTGTTCCTCTTGCTGATTGTGTAATTTGTCCTGATGAGTTTGGTATAAACATTTCAGCACCTCTTTCGCCAACTATTGTTGGCTGTCCTTTTCTTACTGCACCACCACTAGCAAAAAATGGAAGTTTAAAACCACCTGAAGCAAAATTAAAAGCCGCCATAGCCGCTTGTAAGCCAAGTTGTTTTTCCATCTCTCTTGATTGCATTCTTAATGAAGCGGTCTTATCATCTTCGTTTTTCAATATTGTTTTTGTTAATAATTTTTCAATACCAAGTAAAGCTATTCTCTCAATAGTTTTTGCAACTATTTCTACAAGTATTGATTGTGCTAATTGTTTCAGAGATGCGTTCAAATCTTTACCTAATACAACTGCTTCAGCTAAACTTTTAGATACTGACCCAACAGATTTAGTAATAGTACCAACAATTTCTTTTGATAAATCAAAAGCATCATTTTGTTTTTTTATACCATCTCTAATTTTTTCAAATAATGTTTGTTGCTTACCTAATTTAACATTTGTATCATCAACTGATTTACCAACCTTGTCAATTTCAACAACTAAAGGAATATCTTTACCTAATAATCTTAATAAGTTTTCTACTTGTCGTCTTACAAATCCAACTGCTCTTGCTACTGCTCTTACTGCTGCGGCAAATGCTTTTACTACAACAGTTAAAGTTTTACTAATTGCTCTACCTACTGCTTCAAAGTCTGCTGAGTTTGCTTCTATAAATTCGTTTAGTGATTTAAATTCTTTTTTAAGTTGATCAAAAAATCCCTCTCCAGCTACATCTCTTTTAAAATTAAAAAGTTTATCACCAAGCATTGATAAAGTTCCTGTAAATGTATTTGCTAATTCATCAGTTGCTTTACCAAATCTACCACCTTGACCAAAAACTTTTTCAAAAGCTTTTATCGTTTCTTCTGCTGAAACAGTAGCACCAGCACTAAATCCTAATAAATCTCTTACACCTCGTTCTCTAAAAATATCTGCTGAAGCTATACCACCAGCAAATGATCTTTGTATTTGTTCTGCTGTTGTAGCAAAATCTAATCCTGTTACTGCCGCAACATTACCAGTTATTTCTAAAATTTTTGATAGTTGGTCTGCATCTCCAGCTACAACTGCAAGATTACCTGATGCTTGTTGGATTTGCTCTAGTGAGAATGGAACTTTAGCGGCAAAGTTTGCCATAACATCAAAAGCTTTTGCACCCTCTTCTGTTGAGCCAAATAATTGTTTTAATCTAACTTGTAAATCTTCTATGCTTCTTCCTGTGCCAACTATTGATCTGATTGCTAAACCACCACCAAGTCCTACTAATGCACCTTGAACTGAAAATATTGAATCTTTTAAACCTTTTAATCTTCCTCTAACACCTTGAAAAGCTTGTTGTGTTTTATCTTTAGCTGTTATGTTTATCTTTAAATTTTGTGCCATTATTTATACTTTGACTTATTTATTGCTTCTTTGTGTTCTTCATTCTCTATCATAAAATATGATACCCAATGGTTATACTCCCAAACTTCCATTTTTAAAAGTTCGGATAAAGTTATTTTTAATCTATCTGCTACTGTAAGTAAATTCTTAATTTCAGGTGTAAATTTTAGTTTTTTTTTAAATCATCTATTGAGGGAACTAAAACCATCTTTTGTGCTATGCGTTGAAGAATATTCGGGTCTGCTTTTTCCATCAAAGTCTGTTTATCTTCTAGCTTAAATATTTTTTTACCATCTTTATCTAAAGCTTTCATAACTAAAACATCAGCTAAGATTGCTATGTCATTAAGATTATCTGATTTTTTAAGTAGTCTATTTTTCTCTAAAAGTGTAATAGGATTCCAATATAAAATAACTGGTTTGCCATTCTCATCTTTCCATTCAGAAACTTCCATAGATTGAACACCTATGTTTTCAAAATGTGATTTAGCGATGTCAATAACTGACATATATCAATATTATTCAGTTCCTATTGTTAAAGCACCAGTTCCTTGAAAAGTAACACTTCTTGCAACTACTCCGTCAAGTGGTTGATTTACACTCATTCCTGTAACGATACCTGAACCCTCAAATTTTCTATCACCTGAAGTAGAACCCTCTGGTAATAATTTAAATGTTAAAGTTGTTCCAGCCGTCATTTGAGTTTGTGCTGAATCAGTTTCGTCAAAGTGCATTTCTAAAGTTCCTGAAAATGAAGTTCTTCCAGCAACAAAAGTTTTTGCTGAGTCTGCCATTTTTGTACTTTCAACAACATCTCCTGTTGTTTCTAAAGTGAATGAAGTTAGTTCTCCGACTCCTGTTCCGCCTATTGCTACTTCACCCTCTTTGCCGTGATGTACTGCCATTTTTTTTCTCCTATAATTAAATTGTTATATTAGTTTTCTTCTTCTTCGTCAATTTCTTCTTCATCATCATCTTCAAATTCTTCTTCATCTTCAAATGATTCATCTTCTTGATCTCTTAGTTCTGCAAGTAAATCTTTGATTTCCTCACACATAAGACTTTCCTTGTCGTGCAATTTTTCAACACTATCTATCTTCTTTTCTATTTTATCAATTATTTTATCTTTGTTCATATTATCTCCTATGGTGTTCCAGCTTGAAACTCGTAAGTACACCTAATAGTCATTCTTATACCACCTATCGGAAACAATGTACCCTCGTCTGTTTCTACAGATATAACTTCTGTATCAAGTGCATTACTACTTCTTGTAATATCAGATTCTAAGGCAGTTTCAATAGCAGTAATTAACTCATTCCTTTTTGTATCAATATTGACTTCTGCACCTTTTACAAAACCTAATATCAAGAAATCAATAGTACCAATCCTTGTTTTTGCACCACTACCTATTTCTTGATCTTCTCTTGTTTCTTCTGATGTTTGTATTATTACTGCTGGATATTGTTTGTCTGATAACTCATCTAATTGAAAAGGTTGTCTTGTAGCTTTTTTTATATCAGGACTTGATATGGCTGATATAACAGTAAGTAGATTTGATGCAATATTTTCTCTTTTACTCATATTTTAAACTTCCTTAATTCTTTTTCTACAAATTTATTAAATGTTCTTTGTATAATCTTTTCTGTTCTTGTATTAAAGCCAAAAAATTTTCTTTGTGGTTCAGTAGTTACTTGAACAAAAAATGCTCTGTCTGTAGCTTCTTTTCTTGCAAATGCTAAAGTAACTTTATGTTTCCCTGTTTTTTTTACCATAGATGGAGTCAAAGCACCCATCATTACATTATCGTAAATTAAATCAACTGCTGTAGGTTTGCCCTCTTTTTGTAATTTTTTTAAATAACCCTCTGAATAAGGTGCAAATCTTTTATCATTAAAATCAACACCCTTTTTAGTAGTTTTTTCTCTTATAATGGCAACTAATTGAAACCCAGCTTGTTTTACACCTTTATCAATAACTCTTGGTAAAACAGCACCAAACTTTTTGAATTTAGCTGATAATTGTTTTTGATTTGTTTTAATATTTACATTAACAGCCATTATCTATTCAATCGTCTATATCCGTGTAAAGGTTCTCTTTCATTAGATACGATTGACCCATCTGCTGTTGAATCATACTCAACACCATCTTCTAGTATTGATCTAAATTCTCTATTATATTCTGACATATAATATTCACCCATTCTTTCAAATCTATCTTTTTCTGTTTCAGGTCTAAATTTAGTCAATGCTGGTAGCAAGAATCTTCCAAGAAATAAATATACACCAGCTCTTTCAAACTGATCTAAATTAACTTTTGTGTTTTCCATTTCAACAGTATTTAAAACTGTGATGTCTGTATAAACATTTGTTTTATAAGTTGGAAACCACTCTATTCGTAATTGTCTAAGAATATCATTTGTAGTTTGTGCAAAATAATTTGTAGCTTCTGTAGAACCTGATGCAATACCAAAATCAAAAACATCAGGTTGATACTTAGTTACATCACTTGCAGTTATTACATTTGCTCCTGTAAAATTAGCCATAACATTTACCTATGAACCAATCTACAATCTTCTTAATTTTTCTTTTTAGTTTTTTTAACATTCTTTTTTCTCTTTGGTTTTAATTGTACTACTTTATCAGTAATGTCTTTTATTGTCGCCTTTTTAATTTCTTTTTTTACATTATCGACAGGAAAAAAACCATTTCTTTCAAAATGAGCCAAATTAGCTTCGTAATATTTTTTGTCCTTAATGATTATTTTTCTGCCGTTTGTTAATTTAATATCCATAATTTTCTCCTTGTTAAAAGTGAGGGCAGTTTCCCACCCTCACAAAGTATCCAATTATTATTGGATTGATGAGTCTGATTCGATCTCACAACCATTAGTGTCGTTTAATTCACCTACACCATAAACTGCTGTTGCAACAATCTCGTCTGCTCTTAGAGAAGCATCTCTTTGAGTTTCAATTTTA